GTCTCGGGTTTCGATTCGTCGATGATGACCGCCACCTGATTCTCGGGTACACCGGCCTTTGCAAGCATGATGCGAATCTCCGACCGGATCTCCTTTGTGAGTGTCGCGCCCGCAACCTCGGCGAGTGCGGCATCACGCGCGTCTTTCACTGCCTTCTCGATCGCCTTCTCCTGCTCTGTCTTCTTGGCATTCTCGATCTCGGCGAGTTGGCCCTTGAGCTTCTCATTCTCGGCCAGCGCGGCCTTCGCGATGCGCTGAGCCCTCAGCCGTTCCGCCTTCCAGTCCGCATCAGTCGCAGGGGTTTCTTTTGCCGGCGCCCCAGCCGCGCCGTTCTCGGTTCCTAATGCCTGAACCTTTGGATCTTCCATTTCAAACTCCCTCGGCCTGTTACGCGCGGCCGATCCCGCTAATATCGGATTCCGTGCACAGAATGACAATCGCAAGCATCCTTTTCATGCAGCAGCCTCCATCACTTCCACATTTTCCGAACCCCCCCACCATGTCGGCGAGGGCTGCGCAAGCAGCAGGCACCGGCAGTTGAACACGTGGCGCGGGGGACGGCCGAGATCCGTCGCGTCCCACTCCTCAAGAGTCATCGGGTCCCTCTCCGATGCCTCCGCGCATATCTCTGATTGCCGATCATCGGGAATGCCGAGATTGGCGAAGAGAGCGATCCCCGCATCTGCCGCCATCCCCGTCGAGGCTGCATTGCTGATCTCGGTCAGCTTCGTACGCGTGAACGCATCGCTGAAAGCATCCTTATTCATCCGGCCGCGGAGACCGAGGGTGTTTAGGTCCTCGACGGACGCTTTGGCGAGATCCTTCCACGATTCGCCCTTGATCGCGGCCTCGACGAATCGGTCCTGAAGCGCCTCCGCGGTCCTCATCCAGTATCCAGTCCATTGCCATTTGAGCGCCTCGAATCGCGCGGAATCGCCGAAGTTGAACAATCGGCCCGCATCAATACCGCTTTGCCATGCATCGAATGATCCGCGTACGCGCTCATAAGGCAGTCCCTGCCATCCCTGCATGCGGGCAGCCGTCGCGAGATACTCAGCCTGTACCAGGAGCCCGTTTGTCGCGGCGGCCGGACCGACCCGATGGAACCAGGCCGCAATCTCAGGATCCGCTTCCAGAGCAATCCGATTGGCGATTGCTCGCACGCGGGATGCGCTGGCCTTCGTGATGCCCCGCTCGCCATACTGCCGCGCGAGGCTGCGCATGATACGCCTCTCTATCCGTTCCACGATCGCCAGGAGATTGCGCGAGGCCCGGTTGCCCTGCGCCACGAGTTGAGCACGATACCGCCGCAGGAGCTTTTCGGCCTCTGAGCGTGGACCAATCATATCAGCCCCGCTCTCTGCTCAGGAGGTACCATCGGCGCAGGTCCGAATGGATTGGCCTGTGCGGCTTTCGCGGCATTCTGCGCATCGAGTAGGCTCACATAGTTCGCGATCTTCGCCTCGTCTTTTTCCGTGGGCAGAATGTATTGTCTCACGTAATCACCCGTAAGCATGAGTCCCGCCTGCCAATCCAGACGTGCGGAATCCTTCTCCATTTGCCTATCCCGCGGCAGAAAGTCCACATCGAACTCGATTGCGATCTCCGCATCATCGTATTTCGGGATGCCCCTATATATCTTCGGATGCGCACCCGCGACAGCGCACCAACAACGCGCCAAGCGATTCTCTGCACCTATCGCCTGGCGAATGAGCATATCAACTACGTTCTTCATGCTGCGGAACTCGACTTCGAGCGCATAGCCACTCGCAGCGGAACCGTCGCGGACCACTGAGGTTGGAAGCGCCGCAAGGCGAACACACCATTCCATGAGCTTCTCAATCGTTGAGAAGCTCTCAGTAATTGGCGCATCGGGCTGCGCATACCCCATCTCGCCCCCCTCATCAAGGGGAACGAACCGACGAGGTCCCACCGCAATACGGTTCTCTTTCTTGGCTGCGGCCGTGCCCATGTTGCGCACCCAGCCCTGGCTGAATGCTTGATGGGCGATGATGACAGAGAGATCCGATAGGCGATTGTTGATTAGTTTGTTCAGTTGCAGCGTGTCCTCAAGGAGCGATTGGCCCCAGAACTCACCGGCCCATGGGCGCCCGCGCCAATGCGCATAGGGGATCACACCGTAAGGATTCGGATTCCAACCAGAATGCATTTCCCCATCGGCTCCGAACCATGGAATATCCGCACCATCCTCATCCACGACCCGATATCTTTCAGTCGTCCAGATCCAATTGGCGATCTTCTTCGGGCGGTTCGGATCCGCACGTTGCTCAATGAGGGAAAACATCTCAAATGGATTCTCGGGAATCCTCTCGACAAAGACGTTCTCCATCGCGACTATCGGAAGAACGACCCGATTCAATTGGGGAGAGAACTGGACCGCGACGAAACTGTTGCCAACGCCTACCTGATCGAGCCCTATCAAGATCTGATTCGTGTCGAGACGGGTCTGTGTAATCGTCTTTTGATATTGGTCATTCGCGCCCGGTGAGTTTGTGATGTTGCGTTTCACGGCACGTCCGTAAACGCCGCCGCTTAACTCATTGCCGATCATGCCCATCAAGCCCACGTGACTGAAGGCTGCAAGGCGTTCCTGGTATTCGTCCGGATCCTCTGCCGCGAACCGCGTAAGGCTGGACCTCGGCCGGTCGCCACCGGCGAGATGCGCGCGCAGCTCAGCGATGTGTGTCTGCCGGCGCAGCTCACTCTCATTGCGGATAGTCTGCAGACCATCTTTGATTTTGTCTTCGGCGATCGAGTCCCATAGACTAGGCATAGACGACCCCGATTTGTTTGCATATGGCCTGAATCACGAGATAACGCAGAGCATCGATACCGTGGTCATGGATCCCATCCTTGAGCGGGCTATCAGCAACCGGCTGCCCCTCCTTACGATCTGGGTATTTGTAGTTCTCGATGCATCGCAGGAGATATCTGCATCGTGGATGGATTCGCAGCCGAACTCGCCCCGAGGCCGAGAGGATCAAGTCTCGGATACGCGCACAACCCCATTCGATTACGCGCTCCCGTGCGCTGAAATTCTTGCGGACAAGGCCGAACCCGAATATCTCGCGGCAAGCATTCACATCATCAATGGCAGCGCGGGAATTCTCGGCCTCTCCACTCGGATCCGGCGCTACGATCTCAAGCTGATCGACAACGCTACGATTCGTACCAGGAATCATGAGGGCCGCAAGATCGATCAGTGATTCCCGCGTTCCGGATTGGTGCTTTACCAACTCATCGAAAATGTAGATTTCGTCACCTCGGAACGCCGCCAGAGCAGCCACAAACCAGTGCCAGCCGAAATCGATCCCGATTCCGATCTTTTCATTGGGCATGATATCGCGCGCCAAGAGATGCAGATCTCGGTCGAATCTCGGGAAAACCACGCCGGATCTGGAGGTGAAGAGCGCGAGGATTTCTTGCGCGAAACTCGACTCGTCCATCACTTCCCGGAGATTGTCTATCTTCGCCCTCGGGATATGCACATTCGCATATGTTGAGATCTGGAAGCTCGCCCAATCTCTGAATCGTGGATCCTGGCCTTTCTCGTGCAACTCAGCATGATAGTTATGCCCATTCGGTGATGACTCGAAAAGGATCTCACCGTCGAGATCAAGCAATGTCGGCGCGACTTCTCGTTCCCAGATCTCCTTGAGCGCCGGCATGAAAGCACTTTCGCTGATGACTACGCGCTTGTATCTGCGCCCGCGCATTGATACGTCCGCCTCGCTGGACCAGAGATCGACAAGCCCACCAGTCGCGCATTCGATGCGCCGCTCCTGGCGATTGATTTTCCGAATGATCGGCCGGAGCCCCTGAACCAGATCGCGCCATACTTCCGCCACGTGCTTGTATGTGAGGCAAACCCATGCGCAGGGATAGCCGGCGAGAACGCCATCGAGGACCCATTCCTCGGCGAATGAGGTGCCGCCGCATCTCCGACCTTTCGTGAGTACGGTGTGCTTCCGCATCTTTGGCGCGATCTCTCGCATCCAGTCAAGCAGATCGGGATTATGCCGGATCGTCGTCATCTTGATCACCAGAGCCGAATGGAACAAGGCGCTCGATGTGCAGATCGAGATCCCCTTCGAGAGCAAGCTGTTGACGTTCGACAAACTTCTTCGGCCGATGGGCCTTTAGGAGTTGAATCATCAGTTTATCGCTATACTCGCGCTCGATGTAATGCTCACCGGTCTCGGGATCAATGATCGGCTCTCCACGGGAGGTAAACTTCTTGCGGCAATCACCTTCGTACGCGCGTCGCCGGGCCTCTTGTTCAAGTGCATCAACTGACTTCTCGATAGCATCATCCCACTGCGCGGCGAAGGCGGGATCGGCATTGCGCATATCGTAGATTGTGTTGCGTTGCCTACCTGCCGCCAACGCAGATGCGGTGACATTGGCTGTCAGCGTGAGCTGTTCAAGGAAAATGCATTTCCATGCCCGTTGTTTCGCACGTGTGGCCGAGTTCGGCTTTGCCGTCCCGTCCGGCTTCTTGTGCTTTCCCATGGGAGCATAGCTAGCACAGATGCAAGTGGAAATACGCCACAAAGTTGTTACAGGGTGCGGCATAAGGATTCGTAATGTACGAGCCTTACGTCATCGCTTCGTGAGAATAACCCGAAAATGCCGTCACCCCCCGTCACCCGTCACCACCCGAAAGGTCAAGGCCGGGGTCTTGCGACAAATCTATCTCGGGCTCGCTGCGGGCATTTCGGTGCTGGGTTTGATGTTTGGGTAGGGATAGACCCCATGGAGCCGGGAAAAAAGTGTATCCCGAATATTCAGGGGCATCTGTGCTTCGGTTGCCATCGGCGGATCACAGCATGCGGCGGACTTCGGAGGCCCAGAGGCGGTGACGCTTGGCGATCTGCCGGACCGATTCGCCCTCAGTGAGGCCGTAGAGGCGAAGATTCGTATCATGTTCAAGCCGAATGCGTTCGGAGAGATCGCGGGGTGCTCGTTTCGGAATGCGGATCACGCAACCGGGGATCAGAGCGATCAGCGCGGACTGGATTTCCGCGGGCAGGCGATGCCAGGGATTCGGCATCAGTCGTCCCCCTCGATTGCAAGGGTTTCTCCTCCCATTTGCCTCGACAGTGTGGCCAGCAATTTACGAGCTGCCTTCGCTCTTTCAGGATCTGGAGGAATCTCCCGTGTAGGATCGGGCGGATCAGGTTTATACGCCTCCGGTGCGTTTGGAATCTCAATGGGCTCATCATCCCAACGCCCCTGATGTATCCAGGTTGCGGGATGGGGGATGTACTGTCCTTCCTCCCTGGTCCACTGCTCCGATCTCCGTTGCCAATCCAGCGCACGGAGCACCGAATCGATTTCGGGCTTGGCCCTCTCCCATGCGATCTTGGCTTTCGCCTTGCCGACCTTCCGGGGATAGGCTTTCCAAAACGACGTGAAATCGCCCCCGCTTGCGGGGGCTATAGGGGTCCTCTTCGAAGGCTTCGAAGAAGCCGGAGAAGAGGGAGATAGGGAAGGGGAAGGGGAGCATTGCACTTGCAATGCATTTGCATATGCATTTGCATCGGGCTTATCTATATGAGGATCTATGCGTTTAGCCCATCTGGTCTTCGCCGCATCGCTGCGAGATTGCACAAGGCGTGCACGGCGGATCACTTCATCGCGAACGCGCCGGATGACATAGCGTGTTTTCCTGCGATCCATTCCCCAGGAATCGATGAGGAAGGGCTTGATAACCGTCCACTCATCGGCCGAGCAACCCGCCCATCGGGCGAGCCGTACATCATCCATCGGCAGTGTCCCGACCGGCCTCTGGTAGTAGGCGATACACCATAGGATGACACGAGCACCTGTAGCGATGGTGGGTTCTCCGGTACGGCGGATATGAGAGAGTAGATCATCGATCCAGAGTGGAAGGTAGGGAACCGTCCTGGTCATACCGGACCGAGCCTTTCTATGATCTCAGCTTCTATCTCTGGATGGTTTTCTCCGAATCGCATCGGAACGCGATTTGTTCCAAATGGGTGTCCATGTAACTTTTGATGGCATTCATCGCACAACGTGACGAGATCGTCCGGATTTTCATGAAATAGTCGTTCGTAGGTTCGATGATGGATGACCAAGCGTCGGCCCCAATATCCGCATGAAATACACCGCCTTCCATCTCTCAACATGATCGCCCATTTCTTTTCTTGCCATTCGTTTGATTTCAGGTAATGGGCATAGAGTCTCTTGCGTTGCGGATTCTGCATCTCATCTACTCAGGTCCGGCGGCTTGATGGCGGTAGGCACGGATGTTGCTAGACTCCCAGACCGATCGCCATTGGACCGCCGGGCCAGAGGAGACGGAAGATCGATCTGAGAATCTAGCATGCCGGCATGTTCCCTGACTCTTTGCCGGCTGTCAAGTCTCATTTCTGGATGCGGCGAACACGATCCGCGCGTACTCCGCGATCAGGCAGCCGTCGGCCTCCTCCAGAGTCCACCTCCGGGCATCCGGCCAGAGCGCCT